TGGAAAGAAGAAACTAGTCAAAACTCCTGGATATGAAGTATTCAAATGTATTCTACCAGGATGTACTAGCTTTTTTGCTAGAGATTTAGCGTTAGGACTTAAAACTTTATGTAACAATTGCAATACAGAAATGACTATGATGCCATATAATCTTCGTGAAGCACGACCGCATCATAGAGAATGTAGAAGGATTAGACAACAAGGGGAATTGTTTCAAGATGCCATCGACTAAGGATTTAATTAAAGCGGATCAAGGAGTTTTTTGTTTAGGCAAAGGAGATTCTGGCTCTGGCAAAACAGTAGGATTTTTATCATGGCCAAATGCCTATGTTTTCGATTTTGATAAGAAAATGCCAAACATTTGTTTAAAGCATTTTCCAGAAAAAGAAGTTCATTGGGATACGTTTGAATCAATTTTTGACGTTCAAACGAAAATGGAAGAATTTTGGAATCACTGTCCGTATGAAACTTTGATCTTTGATTCTTTAACTGCATTAGTTGTCATGACTCTTAACTCTATCTCCAAAATTAAAGGAGATCAGATCATGGAACAACTAAAAAGATTCCAATTAACTTCTGGGGGCGGGAAACAAATCGAATTAATGGGATACGACTATTACAACGGAGAGACTAGATTCATTGAGCAGTATTGGTTAGAAATGTGCAAGAATCTATATTCTCGTCAAAGTAATCCCAAGAATGTTTTCATCGTCGCCCATGTAATGACTGCGGAATCCGCACCAGACATTAAAACGAAGATAGTTACTGTAACTAGACGTATAGTTACGGCAGGTAGAAACGTTGCGGCTTATATTCCTACGGTATTCGATGACGTATGGCATTTCGCACATCAAATTGATATGAATGGTCAATTACGTAGGAAAGTTTTAATGCAAAATACTGGAACTGATTTTGCAAAGACTAGTTTCATGATTCCAGGAAATGAGATAGATTTTACTGGAGAACCGCCAGATTTTCGAGGCGGTAATTTGTACGAAAAATTCATCAAGAAAATCAACGGAGATATAAGTCTTTAATACGGCGTGCGAACGCAGGTCTAATAACCAAATAGACAAATCAAATAACAAAGAAAAGAGAACACAAAACAATGTCAAAACCACTAACAGTATCACAAGGCGATATTCTTCGAGGTAAAATCGTTACACCAGGATGGTATCCCGCTGTAATGAAAGCCGTAGAAGATGTTACATCAAAATCTACAGGAGTTGAAGGATGGAAAGTTACTTTCGTAATTGAAGGTAATTCTGCATTCAAAGACGTTCCGGTAGATACGAGATTTTGGGAAAACGCTCCAGGTTTTACAGCTCCGTTAATTGCTGTATTAACCGGAAAGCCTCAAGCTGAATCAGGAAATTACAGCTTGGATAATGGCGTTGGGAAACGTATGATGATTTACGTCAGTAACGGCTTGTTTAACGGTCGTAAGACTAATCAGATTGACGATTTCAAGCCAATCGGACAATAGAAGTTACGGCGCGCGAATAAAGAATTATGTTCAGGATAGTGCATAATTTAGTATCGGATTCTAAAAAAGAAATAAGTCTGATTGGGAATTCCCACCGACGCGCCAATAAATATTAAACAAAAAAGGAGAAAATTATGTACGTAGATCAGGACGAAGATTTAACCGATGAGGAAATAGAGGAGTTAGAAGAAGACACTTCTGATGACGAAGAAGAAGACGACGAAGAAGAAGAAGACGACGAAGATTCTGAAGAATCAGACGAAGAAGACGAAGTAAAAGAATAAATTCAAGGACGGTTAGTTAAATCTGACCGTCCTTAATTTTTTAAAACTATGAAAATCACAATCGAAACTATAGATCATAACGATCAACGATATAATACAATCGGTGATTGGCAATCAATTGGAGATACTTTAGTAATAAAAGTATCTGAGACTGGTAATATTTGGTATAATATTCTAGCTGGTATTCATGAGTTAGTTGAAGCAGTTTTATGTTATGCATATTCAATTACTCAACAACAAGTAGACGAATTTGATATGAATCATCCAGAATTAGATGAACCTGGAGATTCAAAAGATGCACCTTATCATGAACAGCATAAATTTGCAAGTCTAATTGAGAAATTACTTGCTATCGAACTTGATGCTGATTGGGGTGAGTATGAAAATAACTTAGAAGAGATTTTAGATTCTTGGAGGAAATAATGGAAAAAGAACATACGACACTAGAAGAATGCTTTGAAAAGTTTTGTGAGATAACTTTGTGTAATTTAGACATTCCAGAAGATTCAAAGAAGTTGTTAAAAATATGTTTCTTCGGTGGAGCATTCATTCCACTTCAAACTTTTAAAATTGGATTAGATAATAGTTTTATAACAATGATTCGAATATTTAGAAAACATTTTACTGAGGTAAATGAATTTTTGGACATTGCTGAAGCAGAGTTACACAATAAACAAAAAGACCAAGCAATAAACTAATAAAAAGATAATGCATAGAAAAGTATTAGGCTACGGACCACCGAATGCTAAATTAGCTGTTATTGGTGAAGCTCCTGGTGCGGCCGAAGAACGTGAGGGATTCCCATTCGTAGGACCATCTGGAAATCTATTAAATGAATGTCTTGAAAATGCAGGAATTTCACGAGATAGAGTATACGTAACAAACGTTTGTAAAGTACGTCCTCCAAATAACAAAATCAAAGATTTAAATTTAATAGGTTATAGTTTAGAGCAATTCATTCCTGAATTAATTGATGAATTGAATCTACTTAATCCAAATTGTCTACTTTTAGTAGGAAATACTGCATTAGAAGCATTAACTAAGTGTAACGGGATAGAAAGCTATCGTGGTTCGATTCTTCAATCACATAACACAAAATTCAAATGTGTAGCAACGTTACATCCGGCGTCATTATTGCATGACGGCGATGGCGGTAATGCAGCGAAATGGTCTGATTTAGCTTTAATTAAACATGATGTCTCAAGAGCCGCACAGCAAAGTAACTTCCCCGAAATAATCCTACCACGAAGACATTTAGAAATTTGTCGAAATTCCCTTCAATTAATTAGGTTTATTGAACAGTATTATCAAGGTCAAGAAACTATAGCGTTCTATGATGTTGAAACTTCAAAGACTATAGTCAATTGTGTATCATTAGCTTTCAACAAACAACACGCGATTAGCGTACCAACTTTATCAGATAGGTTAACAGATCATGAATTAGTTTATATCTGGAAAACTTTAGCAGAATTCTTTCAAGACACAAACATTAAATTAGGTGCTCAAAACGGAAAATTTGATGAGAAATGTTTGAGACAAATTGGATTAAAAACTCATGATTTATTCTTCGATACGATGCTGGCTTGGCATGCATTGTATTGTGAGTTTCCAAAGAAATTAAATGTAATATCATCAATCTTGACGGAAGAACCGTATTACAAAGATGAAGGAAAAGAATATGACGCACGCAAACATAGTTTTGATCGTTTACAACTATATAACGCTAAAGATGCGGCAGTTGAATACGAGTGTTACGAAGAGGAGATGCAATTGCTGAATGATGAACCAGAACTTAAAAATTTCTTCTTTGACAAAATAATGCCATTACATCGACTATATTCAGATATGGAAGATGTAGGCTTAAAAGTGGACGAATTAATTAGAAAGAATTTGCATAAGAAATATTCAGAATTAAGAGACGAAAAATATGAAAAACTCATCAATAGTATCATCGACGGAGACGAAAATCTTAGAGACACATTTCGGAAATTTAATCCTAATTCGCCTAAACAAGTTGCCAACTTACTTTACGGATATCTCAAATGTCCTGTTAGAAAAGATACCGGCGAGTCTACTCTTAAGAGCCTTGCTAATAATGCGGTTAAAGATCAAAGGAAACGTGATATCATTAAAGGTATACTTGAACAAAGAAAGATCCGTAAAACTATCGGAACTTATCTTGAATTTAATTGTAGCAGTGATGACAGGGTTAGAACTGAAATGATGATATGTGGAACTGAATCTGGTAGAACTTCTACACAAGTCCGTCGCGCGCCCGTCGTAATCATGCAAGAAGGTTTAGCATTTCAAACAATGACTAAACACGAAGATCCTACCATGAATGCTGGTGGTGCGGATTTGCGTTCTATGTTTGTAGCAGACGAAGGTTATAGTTTTATTGAACCAGATTTATCACAAGCAGAAGATCGTGTAGTTTGTGTGCTTGCAAAAGACTGGAGTGCGTTAGAATCTTACGCACGAACAGAGTTTAAACGTAATAAATTTGGATTGAAAGATGATAGACATACTACAACTGCAATGATGGTATGTAGTTTAACTTTCGATGAAATAACTGATTTCTATAGACAAATTGGAAAGAAAACTAGACATGCTGGAAACTATAACATGGGTAAGCATGAAGGAATGCTTAACATGGCTAAGTATGGAATATTCATTTCTGAATGGAAAATGGGTAAGTACTTAGAACAATTTCATGCAGCTAATCCTCAGATTAAACAAGTTTTTCATGCAGAGATAATTCAAGCGTTAGCAGATAATAATTGCATTCTTTACAGCCCACATGGACGAAAGAGACAATTTTTCAATAAATGGGGAGATGATTTATTTAAAGAAGCATTCGCACAAATTCCTCAAGCTACAATAAGCGATCAAACTAAATTCGCTTTGCAAAGAATATATAAAAATTATTCAGAATTACGAAATAAATTCTTTCCAGTTTTAGAGAGTCATGATTCATTTTTAGCTTTAATCAGAAATGATATGATTAATTGCTGTGCAAAAATTGTTAAGCATGAATCAGAACAACCGATTAATTTTAGGAAATGCACCTTAAGCCGAGATTATGATTTAGTAATACCGTGCGAAATAAAAGTTGGTAAGCGATGGATCGAGAAAAATGAACAATTTCAAGATGGGATGTCCAAGATTATAATATGAAATGTTATCATTGTCAAAGAGATGCTATTTATAAAGTAGTAGTTTTTCAAATAAGAGAAATCAAGCCAGCAGTTTATCCAACTAGAGATGAAGGTACTCAAACGAATATGATAGTCTATTCGTGCGGGTTTTGCTTGCCGTTTCAATTTGCTTCAGAAAGAAATAAGAAAGCAAAATTACACGAATGATTTTAATTCCGGTATTGTGGTCCGATGACAATCATGCTATAGCATATTGGCTACCATACTGTAATGTAATCATTCAGTTGTTAAACTCAAGAACTTACAAAACAAAAGACAAAAAGTGGAAAGTAGTTCAAGATTTTCGATGAAAAGACCAAATGAATTGGATCAACGATATAGTTCAGGTGCACTCAGAAACCGAGGCTCCGAGCCGATTCTATTATTGGGCAGCAGTTACGGCAATGTCAGCCGTCATAAAGAAAAATATATGGATGGAAAGACATATTTATAGATTGTATCCTAACATCTATACATTTATCATTGCAAAGTCAGGAATGAAAAAAGGTGTTCCGATACGTGTGTGTAGACAGTTAGTAGAAAAATCTGGCGAAGCTAGAGTAATTACTGGTAGAACTTCAGTACCTAAAATGCTTCAAGAACTAGGTAAATTACGATCTCCAGAACCTAAACCGTCTATTAATACTGCAAGTGCTACGATTAATGTAAATGGAACGGGATCGAAGAAAGCTCAAGCATTAATAATTTCAGGAGAATTAGCATCATTTTTAGTTAAGGATACTGATGGACTACATATTCTAACTGATTTATATAATACTCATGAACATGAAGAAAAGTGGGAAAATGCATTAAAAGGTACAGGAATTGATGTTCTTGTAGAACCATGTTTAAGTATTATAGGAGCTACAAATGACGATCATTTTGCTGAAACTATTCCACAGTCTGATGTTAAAGGTGGTTTCATAGCAAGAACTTTTATAGTTTATTCAGATGACAAACCCACTCCAAATTCTTTGGTTAGTCCTCCAAAAAAATTAGTTAATTTAGATCAATTCGTTCCATTCTTACAAGATTTAGCTAAGTTACGTGGAGAGTTTCATTGGACTAAGGAAACTGGGGAGTGGTACGATGATTGGTATAATGATTTTATGCCATCAGCCCCAGATGAAAAAACTGGAGTATATAATCGAATAGGTGATAGTATAATTAAATTAGCTATATTGTTATCATTAGCTAGAAATGGACTACAATTAGAAATGGATTTAGACGCATTACAAGAAGCAAAAGCTGAAGCAATGAATTGTGCTTTAGGAACTAAAAGAATGTCAATGGGCGGCGGATCAAGTGTAGTTGCCCAAACTAAATTAGTCATTAGTTCACTCCTGTCACATCCAGATCATAGATTATCTCGATCACAAATACTTAGAAAGTATTGGGGAGACATTGATCCTATGAGTTTAGATATAGTAATTGAGACTTTACTTCAAGCAGGAATGATAAGTTTAACTAGAGGACAAGATCAATTTATTACTATGAAAGATGATGTAGTAAGAGATTATTTAGACTACGTAAGAAAGTCGAGTAATTAATCTTATGACTAATTTATCAATCGAAGAAGCCAAGAAAGAAAAATGGAGGTTGGGACAGATTAAATACGGTCCTGAATTTATAGGACATCCATTAGAGCAATTGGATGATGAATTAATTGATGCAATGAACTATTGTGACGTTGCATCCAGGTGGGGATATGATGTTGAATTTATACATAATTTATTGAAACAGTTATGTCTTCAAGCCAGAAAAATTAAAAATTCAAAAACTTAAAATTCATGAGGATTATCTTTGATATATTTTCTAATTCCTTCTTTAATCATAGCTTCGTGAGACTTAGTTACGTTCTCACCAACTTGTTTTCTACCTGATTTCGATTCTCTACTAGCTCCAAAATCTTTATTGAATTTACCTTCTTCATAACTACCTTCACCGTAGTTATTGTGAATGAATCTTCCAACTTCTTGCATAGTTATTTTATCTTCGGGAGTTGAAATTGATTTAGCAATATCTCCCATTTGTTTGTGAGTAAACTTAAATCCTTTGTTCACGGTTGATCCTGGATTTTCTTTATTTTTCTCTACAGCTTCCTTAGCTCGTTTTGCGGCTTTCTGTCCTGGGGTTTCTATAGGATTTTCGACTTGCTTACTAGGCTTACTTTCAGCAGGTTTTTCAGCCAAATCCAAAGATTCACCAGAAGGTAGAGGATTTTTAACTGAAGCAGTTACAGAAGGAACTTGTTGATTTTCTGTAGCAGGAACAGGTTTAGTTTCTGGTACTCCAATATCAGGCATTTTTAATTTAGATGGATCTAAATGTTGAAGTCTCTGCCAAAATTCTGGAGATCCAACGTTAACATTTGGAGCTTGTGGAGCTGGAGTTATAATTGGTGGTTTAGAAATTTGGGGAGTGGGGCCTGGAATTCTAGTTTGTGGGTCATTAAATGAAGGTTCAGTAACTATTGGAGGATGACCTTCAATTTGACGGTCAAAGTTTGGATAAATTATATTTTCTGACTTTGCCTGGGGCAAAGGTTCTGGAATATTGCTCATCATTTGTGGAATTAATGATTTTCCGGCAGAACCTCGCTCAGCACCTCTTAAAATTCCTTCTAATAATTGAATAGGATGTAATATCGTAGGACCTAATTCCCCTCCTAATGCTCCTCCTGCAATAGCTCCAGGCCAGCGTGCGCCTTCATATCCTATTCCAACGCCAGCCGCACGTCCTAAATTTCTTTCCAACGGAGTAGCTCTAGAAGCTATATCTTGAACTGTTGGAGGAATTGATCTCATTCCTCCTCTAATTCCTCCTCTAATCATTGGAGATGCAGCAGCCATATAAAGTGCCGGAATTACTGCGCGGCCGGCGGCTCCAGAAAGATTACCAGCAAATAAATCTCTTATTGCATCATAACCTGGAACATCTTGTAAAGGATTTTGCATTTGCTGTGCAAATTGTTGAGGATTAATTTGCTCAGTTCCAGGCATTACAGTATTTAATGCACCAACAGGATTTTGTACTATAGGTGCGGCTGAAGATTTAAACGCTTCTCCAAATCCTTCAGTTTTAGATTCTGGGATATCTGGTAAATTAACATCTGGAGCAGTAGTTCGATAACTTAATCCTCTATTCGATTTGGTATAATTCTTGTCATAGTAATCTCCGGCAGCTTGTTCTATAAATTCTTTTGACGATCCTTTTGGTACCTTAATTTGAAAAGTTTTATCATCTACTGTAACAGTTTTAGTTTCATCAGGCATAATGACTCCTAATCGTGAATAGTTATGTTATGTTTTGGTTTATTTGTATTAGAGCCAGTATCTAAACCTTTAGCTTTAGCCAAAGCATTCATAGTATCAACAATTTCTTTTCTTTGTTGATCTGAAAACCAATAGCCTTTTTGAGCGTGTAATACTTGAGCGTCCGCACCTTCAAACCAACTCCTAGATTTTTGCAATAACTGAATTTGTTGTTGAGTCATTCTAAATCCGGAAGAAGGTTTAGCAAGTTCAAAGAATTTTTCTAAAAGTGCTTCGTCTCCAGGACCTGTATAAGTCCTTGATTTTAAATAATCATTTGCATAATTAACAGCTTGTTTAGGACCTAAGCCCTTTTCATAATCTCCGGGTTTTTCAATTCCAGGTGATGCAGCAACTTCCCTAGTTTTTGTATTGAACAGAACATCATTTCCATTCCTATCCTTCATTACTGTCCAAGTACCAGGAGAACCTTCATTTAATCTTTTGGCTTCAATTTGAAGTCTTTGACGTTCAATAGCTAATTGAGCTTGTCTATCTTTTTCAGATTCAACATTTTGAGCTTGAAGTCTTCTTTCATTAGCTTCTCTAAGTTCTCTTTCTATTTCATCACGATTCTGTTGTCTTTTTAATTCTTCAGCTCGTTGTTTCTCTAAAGCAGCTTCTTTAGTTTCTGCATCAGCAATTCTTCTTTGCTCAGCTTCTTCTCTTTGTTTTCTATCAGCATCAGTAGATTCTCTGTAACGTTCTAAATTAGCTTGTGAAGCAGTAGCTCTAGCTTGTTCACCGCGCTCACGTTCTTGAGCTTCCTGATAGGTTAATTCGGGTTTAATTACTTCTAGCTGACTACGTAATTTATTAGCTTGTTGATTATATGGTAATCGTTGTAAGGCTTGATAAGTTCCTACTCCAGCTAAAGGATTTCTGGTTAAAATCCCTGTACCAATTCCAGCCAGAATATCTAATGCTTTATGTAGACCGTGAGGAGCCATAGCATTAGGATCTAATTTACTTAGTTGAGATTCAACATCAGCATAACGATCTGAAGGAATTGAATATTTTGGTAAATTAGTTTGACCCTGTTGTGCGGGCGTCGGCGCAGGAATATTAGGATTATTTATTGCAGTATATGGCGCCGGACTAGGAATATTACTATTTGCTACAGCAGGAATATTCGGAGGAAATGGAATTAATTGTTTAGATGGCACAACAGATCCATCTTCATTAAATACTGTAGGTCCAATATCAGCTATAGGCATATTTTTATCCTCCACCTAATCCAAAGCTACCAACTCCAGGAATACTAGCTCCAGCGCCTTGAGCTAAACTTAAGAAATTACCAAATGGCCCCTGTTGAGCATTAGCAATTCCAGTTTGAGCACCAAGTAATCCTTGTTCAGCACCTAATTGAGTTCCATATAATCCAGATTGTAATCCTGCAACATTAGTTAATCCACCAGCAGAACCTAATTGAGCAGCAAGATTAGCCTGTTGTAGCTGGCTCAACAGGCCAGCACCATATTGTACGCCACTAGCTACTCCAGATTGTGTACCACTAAAAGTTTGTGCTGCTTGATTTTGTGCGGCAGCTTGTGCAGAAGCTAAATTACTTGCTCCAGCTAAACCAGCTTCAGTTCCTTGTTGTTGTAATTGTCCAATTTGAGATTCCACTCCAGTTACAGCACCAGTTTCAGCTTGAGATAATTGTCTTGCTAATTGTGCAGTTTGACCACCACCGCCTTGACCGCCAGTTACAGCCTGATTTCTTTGTTGCTGTTGTTCTAGAGTATTATAAATAGATCCAACTCCTGAAACTGCTTGACGTTCCATAGCAGCTTCAGTACTTGGAGAAATTCCTCCGGTTGAAATTAAATTCTGGTATTGACCGCTTAAATAATTTAATGCACCAGGATCTAATCCACCTAAATTACTAGCTTCCTGAGACTCTAATGTATTCAATTGTGGCGCGGCATAGCCCCCAGATGAAATCAGTCCCGCAGCTGCGGAACTGGCGGGAGCTAAAGTAGATGTAGGATTAATTGCAGCGAATGCAGAGCCAGCGGTATTAATATCTGCATTAGCTCCAGCTAAAGATGCGGCAGTGCTAGGTTCTAATGAATTTAATAATCCTGATGCATCATTGAATGTTGTTTTTTGTTGATTCTTGGACATATCATTCTTTCATACGTACCATAGGATAGCCAGTACAATCTTTCCAACCTAATTTCCTAAGAATTTTGATATAATTATCATCACTTTCTGCAAAGATATGAACATCTTCTAATCCTAAATTAATTGCTTGTTTAGAAATTTCTTTGTTAGCAAGTAAAATTGCTTTCATGCGAGTTATTTCAGGAAGATCTTTATTAGTTATAAAAATTCCCTCAGCAGTAAGTTTCAAAATTGATCCAAGAACTATATTTCCTTTATCGTCTCTAATTACATTTTGAATACAATAAATTGGTTGAGTAATATCAGGAAAAGGAAAGTTATAGAACTTCTCCTTAATTCTCCAAAGTTCTTCGATATCTGATCTTTGTAAACTTTTTAATGTCATTTTGTTATCAAATCAAACACAAATTTTCCAATAGATACTAGAACTGCAAACAAAATTCCTATAAATCCTTGTTGTAATTTGATAATCATCTTATCTAGTTTTTCATTTTGTTTATCCAATTTATCATTTTGTTTTTCCAAACTAATATCTTGTTTATCCATTCTACTTGATAGTTGAGTGATGATAATATCAGACTTCTCCGCTCGTACCAGAATATGTTTGTTATCATCTTCCAACTTATCCCTCCAACATTCTAAACTCTCTATACGCATTTCAAGGTTATCCATCCAATCTGGATTCCCGCATCCTTCACGATTTGACACTTTATATTTACCCCGGTCGTACTTGCCACCTTCCTAATCCGAAGATTTCTAATCTATTAATATTCATATTAGCATCAGTGGCGTTAGTACCTATCTTTAAACTTATCTTCTCATTAACGAAGTTTATTAACTGTAAAAACTCCTTTCCAGCGGGTGGTGACATACCCGCTAAAGTATTTAAAATATAACCTGTTGCTGGAGTAGTTTCTGAGAGAACGTTATCCTCACCGTAGCATGTTACAGAAACTGTTCCATTAGCATTTATACGAAATCTGAATGCCTTATAAAAACATACCCAACCAGGCATTGCAGACCATAAGAATGTCATTATGTAATTTTCAATTGCATTATCACCGTAATCATTTTCTTGTGTAGAATCTAATTGCCAAATATATCCAGGACCGTCACCATCAGCAGACGCTACATATAACGTAGCTCCTGTTTTAATTGCTGTAGGAGTATTAGGAAATACAAATCTTGACCATCTAATTCCTATAGGATCTAATACTCCTGGAATGGGATCATAATCCCCTACTAATAATGCATCGGCATACTGAGATTCTGAAGTACTTGGATAAGCTATAAATATTTGATGAGTCCAAACTGATTGACATACTTGGACGTTATTAAATCCCCCATAACTTACAGCAAGAGGAATTGTTGACCAAATATCTTGAATTTTAAAACTTAATTCAGGTCGTCGTACAGTTCCATCAAAGATATAAAGTCCTTCACGCGCGGCTATCAGAATTATATCTCCAGTATCGGCCGCACCGGACTGTGTAGTTGTAAATCCACATAATCCTTTTTGATATGCTCCAATTGTTAAATCTGTGACATAAACTGGCCAAGTAGAAGGATCTCCACCGTTATCTTGAGTATTCCAAAATCCTACTTCTCTGAATAAATACAATATCCCTCTTAGGATAGAGCACGCAACTAGAGAATTTCCGTCATTTTCAAGTGGAATTGATACATAATCCGAAACGGTATTAATTCCTTCAGGATTAGACACATCAGATAATAATGCAGTTTGATCGTAAAAGAATGCTCCAGTTATAACTAATCGACCATTATATTTACATAATCCTGTCCCGCCTGGAATTACTTCCATATAATCAAATAGATAATCAGCAGAAATAACAAGATCAGTATCGTAGAAATCAACATCGAAAGTTGTAGTAGAATTGTCGTATATCGTACCATTTGGAACAAAGAAAAACTCTGTTCCGCCCGCTTGAGTTGCAAGTATAATTCTTTGTATAACATACGATGGACCAGTAGGAATATTCGTTAACTCGACTGTATGAATACCATCAGCATCTACACTAGCTGCGTAAAATTCTCCATAAACTACCAAAGTTCCAGAAAATCCTCCAAATGCTGAACTATCTAAAGGAACTGTAAACTGAGTAACTCCTTCATAAGTTGCAGCTTTTATTGTAAGATTCCAAAAATCATTTAACGGAACCCAAGATCCTGTACAACCAGATATCTGTATACTATCGCCAGTTACGAAATTTAATGGAACTGCTGAAGTTATTAAGGTAGGATTTCCAGCCGTTACTGTAAATAACCAAGGAGGACCTGTTAATTTAACTTTAGGACCTGGAGAAGTTACAAATCCTGTATCAGTTTGATATGCTACACAATATAAATGAACTCCAGCAGCAGTATTACCATCTGTAGAAGTATTTGCCGCCGCAAAATTATCAGTATCAGCTCTTGGTGCGGGTCCGGCGGCTTCACGAATTAAATAACTTCCATTGTAATTGTATAAGATTAGAAGATAACCAGTCTTGAATCCTAATCTTCCAACGTTAGGACTTATAAAAGTCCTATTGAACATATTTAAAGCAGCGAAATCAGTCGCACCACCTAAACTAATTAATGGAGTACCAGAATCTCCGAAATACAAATTTCCATCAGTTCCTAAAGTTAACCAATTTAATACTTCAGTTGTATCAGTAGCAGCAGGTTGTGGAAGCATTGAAGATTGAAACATTGCTACAGTTCCAGTAAATCCTAATGCTTGATATTCTGATGTTCCAAATCTTGTGATGCATTTTCCTTTGGCAACATGCATTATATTTAAAGAATCAATTAGATGATCCTGTGGTACTTCGTCTGGATTCCCGCGCGACCAGATTCCATTAAATTCTCGTAATTCTATTACTTTATCTTCTGGTCCTAACATATCAGCACCTACTTAAATATAATACATTTCCAGTACTAGATGGACTAGAAGCAGGACAAATTGAAATACAACAATTTAATACTATAGTGGTTTCCCCATCAGTTACTGAAATTGAAAAATTGAATTTTCCTGCTACTGTAGGAGTTCCAGAAATTAATCCAGTAGAACTATCTAAACTTAATCCTGGTGGTAAAATTCCTCCAATTTGAGTCCAAGTATAAGATCCTGTTCCTCCGTCAGCAACTAAATAATGTCCATCGTCATCAGGACCATAAGCAATTCCAACAGTTCCATTTGGAGGATTATCACAGCTAGCAACCATCGGACCACCTAAAAATGGAAAATCTTGCCATGCTTGAGCCATTCCAGATGGAGTTGCATCATTAGTTGAATTAATTAAAGTTCCAGTGGTATACCATAAATTATAATAATTAGTATCGTTAAATGTTCCAGCAATTATAAATACATCAAATCCAATATTTATTAGAGCTACTCCTAAGTTACTTTGTGTAGAATATGGAGCTACACCTCCATCTGAAGTTGTAGGATAAAGTTGAATATCTTGAAATTCTACTGCATTATCATCTCCAGTATCAGAGCAGGCAAATCCTCCGCCCGTTCCATTATTTAATAGGAATCTACATATTACTGGAGTTCCATATCCTCCTTCTCCGCCAACATCATCAGTTACATTCCAAGCTGTAAAAGCTCCATTTGGCTGATATGCTCCAATTCCAACTACCCTATAATTTACAGGACCTTCAAGTTCTGTAGCAATTAAATGAGGGCCATATGCCCAAATTGAATTTGTATCACCTCCATCACTCCAAGGAATTGTAATAGTTAAATCACCTCCTTCCACATCAACTGCCACCCACATAAATTCATCAGCTGGATTACCTTGAGACGTACAAAGTAATATATAATCATTGCCTTGATTGTCTGTTGGTGTAGTAGGAAATTGACTTGGAGTACTAGAATAATCCCACCATGCACCCCATTGTAACACAATTATATCACCATATTGAACATTTGGAATAGTTATATTTGGAGTAGTAGATCCCCAAGGAGATCCTATAGCAGAAACGGTTTGTACTACTGAAAAGCTAGGATTCATGATACCGTAGTAAAAACTACTCCTAAAGCTTCTGTCGCATAAAGTGGAACATCCGGAGTATTAGGTTCGGGATTAAATTGTAACCAATTTTGAGTATTAGGATATGGCATAGTTGTCATTCCCAAACATCCAGATACTGTACCTCCACTAGCATAATAAATAATTTCTTCTGTATAAATATTTTCAGAAGGAGAACTTAAATCATATCCTGTGCGCTGCACAGAATCTTGTGCATACCACCCAGTAGCAATACCAACTACTAATGTATGATAATAAACAAATCCTGGAGCAATGACAGTATCAGAATATTGTAGTAACGGTCCTGAACTAGCAAGTCCAGTATCTATTCCTGGGCCAGGAATAAATGCACCACACATTACAGATCCTAGTGGACATGGTGGAGGAACTAATTCACACCCCACCATATTCGGTCCTCCATATGTATTAGTAACTAACGTAGCAGTTGTAACAGTTTCACTTCCTGGATTTAACTGCATACAGACCCAAATACTTAATGATCCAAAATTGCTACTAATATTAGTTATCTGTACCCAATTATTTCCATTCAAACTAGTAATAGATTCAGGTGGTAAATTAGATTGTATAAATAATAAACCAATATCTCCTTCAATATTAGGATTAGGGTATGATCCTGATAAATTTATAGGATCACCATCAACGTCTCCACCATAATTTACGAAAAACGAATTATTTGGAGATAGTAAAGTTACTCCTGGCATTATTGAAATAGCAAATTTACAGTTATTGCTCCTCCTGAATAATCTGATGTATCATTTATAGCAACTACTAAATCTAAATTCTTAAAATATGATCCTTCTGCAAATGTCAAAACTTGAATTGGGCCAGTTTGTCCTGAAGGTATTGTAATTAAAGAATTTAATATTGTAGTAAATGTATTTCCTCCATCATGAGATACTTGAATATCTATAGTAATATCTGAACCGTATGAAGAATCAACATTAGCTACTGCAATTACAGGAAAATAATTAGTTTCATCATTAGGTACATTAGATACGATATTTGACCAATTTGATTGCCCTGATATCGTAAGTATTGCAGTTAAGCATTGAAGAGGATTGGATAAATTTGAGGATAGACTTGCAGGCTGAGCTAAATTATCTAAAGTTTCTGCTAATTTCGGATCTTTTTGGCGAACATGCTGATACAAGTAAGCAAATGGTTGCTTAGGAGTGATACTTGCTCCAGTGACAATTTGAAATGGTTTAGTCTGGGTCAAAATCCTGTACCATATAAATGACGTTCTAAACCTAAATAACGTTGATAATTAATAAATTCTTCGACGGTTAAAATCTTAGAATCAGTAGACTCTGACTCTACCGGCTCGTCTATACGGGATTCGTCTAACTCCTGTTCCTTGGTCATTTTTCACGTTCGTCCTTATTAATTTATCTAGGTTAGTCATTGCCTGAGTGTTAAAATTATTGAAACTTTTGAAATCTTTAGTATTTTGACAAGCCAAAGCAGCTGCGCGCGGCCCAACATATAACTGTGCGCGAAGGAATCCCATTGTTGAATTATTATTCAATGGAGTGCTTAAAGAACTTCGGTATCTAATCTGTAGGTCCCGCGCTACAGTTGCTCCTAGAAATTTAATATCCTCCTGTTCCCAAGCCCAGAAATACAAGAAATTACATTGCGAATAATTTGGTAGCCAAGGTAATCTCTGCATTTCTAAATAATCTTCTGGAGTGGTATCTCCCCAATCTCTTTCATTTACTTCAATTGGTTCTACCAAATCATTTGGCATTAATCCTGCGGCTGTAAGTGAAGTTGCATATGCGGGAAACATTAATCCGCTAGTCGTTGGAGCATTTGTTATCTGAACTCTAACTACTGCAATATCATTTAGAGATAATTCAAGTTGCAATTCTCTGTGAGCTTCTTGAATTAATGGAAGTAAATGAGCGTCAGTCCAGACTACAGCATCAACGTCGTTTAGATACCCGCGCACTGATGCCATTACGTCTGAAACTGTAGGATCATTGGGATTGCTCATAATTCATAATACCAAATGCTTTGATAAAGACTAGGTTTCTTGTCGAAGAATTTATCTACAGCCTTATCAACATCAGTCCAACCCATTCCTGGACGATAGTCATGGCCACAAATAAATTTCTTGATTTTTGGTGTCCACAATTCAAGATCCTTCATTACTTCATTGTATTCGTGATTTCCATCAATGAAGATCATATCAGCGCTGTCTACAAATTCGACAGCTTTATATGACTTCATTTTTAGGAAACGAATATTCTTGAATTCTGCCAGATTTTTAAAGAATACAGGTTCACAGCCTGGTGACATCTCAAAATCATCAATAGCTGTAACTAATCCTGTACGACCTGAACATAATGCATAAGTGCTGCGTCCAAGACAACATCCAATTTCTACAATACTTTCATACTTTTTTGCTTGGTCGTGTAGAAATTGTAATTCTACTAACGTAACACTCATCCAAGGATCTATGTGTTCACCTATCGACATTCCTTTCCCTGTGGAACGATGCCTTTCAAAACATCTTCTTCATATTCAATTGCTTCAGATATGTCAAAATGATCGTATACCATGTGACCTTTCATGATATCAATCATACAACGTATTCCGTGTTTATGACCATAACCAAAGCCAATCAAACCTACAATGAAGCAGATGAAAAGCCAATTAACTACATTCATAGTGATCCAATGCAAAACGTTCATATCAACTCACCGTAATAGTTGGTTGTGCGGGGGCCGGAAATGCTGTTCCAGAAACCGCATATTTTGAACTCTGGAAATTTTGTATCGGCTGTCCAGGGGATGCCATTGGAGCAGTCAATTCCATAGTTATTCCATTTGCATAATACAGATTGATAAACGCTGTCAATGCAAGGAAATAACCATTCCAGAATCCGTTTGTATCATTAGTGATGGCGAACTCATTATTCGTTCCACCTTGAGATGATACAGTAATTGTAGGCGCGGCAACTGGAGGTTGTGCAGTTCCAGCTACAATCGCTCCACCAGAAGGATATAATGAAAATGCCTCAACGGGTGCACCTTCAGCCAAAGGAGGATTAACAACGTTATTATTGTTAACGATTCCTCCAGGAGAAGATAATTCCATTGTAATTCCTTGCTGAGAGCTTTGATTAATCATATTCGTAAGGGTTTGGAAAAATCCTACGAATAAACCATTTGTGTCGTTCGTAATTACGTATGTTCCTGCCATTTTCTTATCTCCTCATTACGGTTTATTAACTGGCTTTTGTTGGCCACGATTAGCCGAAACTACCTTGCCAAAATTCATTTGAGCTATACCATCCAGAACTTGTGCGGCTGCCGTATTTCCTACGCTTCCCGCCGCGATAGCCGCGCCACGCGCTCCAAGATATAGCTCGCCAAATGTAATTCCAATTTCTGACGTTGCAGAATCCGGTATTGGAATCAAACGTCTATATTGGAAATTTACATAACGATTTGCCGTAGATCCATTAAATAACAATTCTTCTTCCTGCCAAGACCAAAACGTTAGAGTTGGTCCAATTACTGTACCAATTGTCAGAAAGAATTGTTCTGTTAATGGAATCCAAACATTATCTGGCATAACTCCTACGCCAGCTTCAGTTTCAGATTCTTGTGTTGTAGTTACAAGAGTAAATGACGTTCCTGCTACGGCAGCAACAATAATTCCTGTAACATTATTACCAGAATGAGCCATTCCAGTTATAGTTACAGTCATTCCTGGTGCTGGTGCTAATGCTCCAGAATATCCACTATAACTGTAAACTGCGGAACCTCCTGATACAGCTACAGCAGTAATCGTAGCAGAAATTTGCCCACATTCCCATCCTAATGTAGGAATTAAGAAATCAGAAGGCAAATCAGCATTGATGTTTGGATTGTATCCAGAAGGAACTAGAATCGGTCCAGTTTGGGCACGAACTACAGGAGATCCTATTTGCCACAAATCTACCTGTAATTCATAATCCGCCTGTTGCATTGACGGAATAAGATTTGCGTCAGTCCAAACTGTAGCGTTAGTATCGTTTAGAAATGTTCGCGCCATTTGCAGCGCGACTGACAATTCCACGCTTGCCACATAATCTCCTTAGAATTTCTGGAATATTCCGTAAAAGAATACGGTATCTTCAGTTACACCTGATGGCAAGGCTCCTGCCGAAATTTCTGTACCACTTTCAAATATTCTAAGTGTTCCCTCACTTAGAAAATTGGCAGGCGCACCGATACCAGATTGATATGGAGCAGGAACGTAGCGATATTCGTACAATGTTCCAATGTCAAAGCCATAATAACCGCCGCGCCCTGTAACATCGGAATGTACGATTGATTGACTTGTAAATATTCCGTCAACGAGGAGACCTAATGGAATGCCGCCAGTAGTATAGTTTCCTGTTAATGCTAAAGTTCCTACAACGTGCTGGCGTTTTCCATCAGTCCAATATTGTTTTACGGTGAGTGTAGCAGACACTTTAATTCCTCTCTTCTATCTATTTCGAAAGGCTTGCTTTTTCTTCCTAGCCAATTATTTTGTCGGTCGCTGGCTATGTGATAGCAAGTTGTTTCAGGGATGAATATTCGTTTATTTCTCGGCCAAAGATATGCAAAACGAATATCTTCACCACCTACAGTACACCATTGATGGATATATTGAATAATACCAGTTTCAACATTCCACATCTGGAAAAAGCCTGTCGGAATAAAATTCGGCAGACAGAAACGACCGTCCCGTGGACGATTGCCTAAATTAAAACTTGGCCTAGTGTAAAACTTTAACCACTCTTCTATTGAATCAAATCTTACTCGATCAATCGTGTACAAACACGATTTATCTAATTCATTGTTCAAATTTAATGTCTCAATTACTCTTCTGAAATTCGGTTGAAGAATCGTATCAGCGTCAATTAATAATAGCCAATCAGCTTTACTTAATTTTTCTATTCCTTCAGTTACACAAACTCCCTTATGAAATTCTCCTTTATGCAATTCTGCTGAATAAGTTTCCAAGAAATTAACATTATAGTATCTACACACTTCTTTGGTATGGTTATCTCTTGGCTCAGTAACAACGATCCAATTATCGAAATGTTGTTTATTTAGAGGCATAGACCATGCTAAAAAATCAGCATAGTCTATGCAAACTGTTATAGCCTCTATGACCATATTATGCCGCAAAATTCAGTTTCTTATACTCTTCAGGTTTCAAAATACAACGACAGAATGAACAAACTACAGCTCTCGGATCACAGTTTTGCATACAAGACGGACATTTTATGGGAATCTCAGTAGCTAACGGAGTTAACCATTCTTTTTCCAGTCCTAACGCCCGCGCTGCAAATCGTTGATTGTCTGAAACTACCAAATGATTCTTGTAACGATTCCAATCGTTGTCAGCCCTACGAACTAATTTACCAAACCAAGCATTTTGATCTGAAATTAATTTGAGATGTTTTGCTTTGTATTTTACAACAAATTCTTCTGGTCTAACTCTTCCATTAACGGCAGTTAATCCTGGACGACAATCTCCGTCAACGTCCATTTGTGCGTTGAAATAATCACTTAATATCGCAGCCGCAATATCCTTTGCGATATCTTTTACAACAATTGGTGTCATTTCTTCTTCACCGCCACTAAATTGTTGTATAAAATGAACACTTGGCCCAACTTCCAAAATGCATGGAACTGCTGTATTAATGCAGGGAGGAATTACAAATCTTCCTGGATAGATTCCTGGTTTAAATTCAGAAATCAAAAATGGGACGATAGAAACTAAAGTTACTACGTCATCATTTTCCAGATTTACTGGTAAAACCTTTGAGAAGTTCATCATTCGTTCTGGTAGTCTTGGCATTTTTATTCCCCGGAATTTCTAATCCCGCTAAACTCACTCCTTCTTTAAAATGTAATGCTGATTCAATTGGAGAACTAGGATCTATTGCATCGAAAGTATATTTGTCGGCCGCATTTTCTATTGCATCGACATGATCTTGAAGCAAGGATTTCTGTAACATATAAGATTTTCTTGCTTCACGTTTAGCTTTTAAAATTAATTGAACAGCAACTAAACGTAATGGAATGGGTGCAAATGGTTTATAGCCTTGAAAATGTTTAGGACCATTTCTAAATGCATAAATACATTCGTATCCATTATGATCTTTAATTTCTTTAATTTGACACTGTCCAGGATCAAACCATTGCTCTAATATAAAACATGATCCTAATACAGGATATTTTGGAGTTTTTTTAATTCCATGAACTGTTCTAACAAACAGATCGCCTTTAAACTCGTTATAAGTTCCTTCACGATATTCAAATTGTTCATCTGCACGAACCAATCTAAATATTTGCTCACCTTTGTAATTCTTCTCTTGTTGAGCTAAATATTCGTCAATTCGTCGTTTTTCTTCGTTATCTGAATAAAACATAAATTTTTCATTGTGCGGCGGCTAAACGCCGGGCCGCCGCACAAGCCAATAACTACAAGGAGAAAACAGCAGTTATTGGAAAACTACAACTCAATAATAACCCGCCGGAACCAATAGCCCGTAGATATAGGCGGCCATTGCAGGATTTCGCATCCACAGGTTAAATGACGTAATTAAATACGCCAAATTACTTGTTGCAACGCCACCAGTTCCGCCACGAACTACGAAATATTTCAAACCGTTTTCATCTTTGTACCAGCCGGGAGGCATATATTCTGCGCGGCCCCAGTTTTCCAAGTCGATGAAATCAATTCGAGTTTTATCCCACGATGCAGATATTTTGACGGGCGCACCAGCCATCTGCATGTTATCGTTGAAATACAGATCCAAGCCTTGTTCCTTAGCTTCCTTATTAATAATGCTAATTTGGAAACCAAGTTCTTCATAGGCTTGTTTCTGTGCCATGTGCATCCATGCAGTTAATTTCTGGCTCGTATTAATTCCAACACGATCCATAATTAAATTCATGGCTAATCTGGGATACGGAAGTGTTAAACTTCCACCGTTAGCGTTAACTCCCGATGCAACTACAGGTGGAGTTGTGGCACGATTAAAAGTTAACCACATTCCAACTGTAGAATTATTGTCGTGGTAAGGAACGCCGAAAATACTTTGGGGAGGAGTTTGTGGAGCCAATCCAGATGCTACAACTAAATCACCGACCGAAGCTCCTGTAAAACTAGGAACTTGAATCTGATCCTGTTGAGCAGAATAATACTGAATAGTTCCTTCCAAACTAGACATTGTAGACGGTGGTGTGACTGCCGGTGTACGATACGCAGTTAACGTAGAATTGTAAACTGCAATATCCATATCGAATCGCAACAGCCGCGCGCCAAAACCATCTAATCTCGTAGCTCCAGTGAAACCTAACGTGTAAGTATCAATTCTATCAGACGTTGAAATTGCACCGATTGTCCCAAGAACAGCATTTCCAGAAGTCATGCAAAGAGAATCAACGTTTCTACGCCATTCTTTCATTGCAGACGCTAAATCTCTGCGAAATGCATTGATTACAGATTTTTTGCTTGAATCCGTTCCAACTTTTCTAGCGGTAGTCCACTCCAGAGCATGTGCAATGGTAACTGGAGATAAATTACCGTATTGATAAGTTGGCATATCGCCACGTCCAAGATCATAACCATCTAATGAAACGTGACGGGTTTTTCCACCAGGATAAATTTCGAGCGGTACGCGCATAGCGCGCGACGTTACAACTTCCACAGGAACTTTTTCAACCTGTGAATAGAATGTATCATCACGATCAAAGAGAATAGGAACTTTTGATTCCACTCTCTCTATTTCGGCCGCAATAACTTGACTCTCACTGCCTGCCGCCATATGTTTTTCCTCTCTTTACGAGTTTAGAATGTCGATGTCTGACATCTCACGATAAAGTTTCTTACTCGGTTTTAGTTCTGTTTCAGAACCTTGACTTCCAGAAACTTTACCACTTACGACTTCTTTTCGAGAATTAGATTTTGAGTCTATATTCTCGATAGTTTTGCGCGAGTGATTTGCTCGCGCTCCTAATAGGTCGTTTTTGACCTTTTCTCGTATTGAAGGGATAACTTGCTTCGCGCGTGAGAGATACGCGGAAATAATCTTCTCTTTTGAAGTGTCGTTAAAACCCTCTTTTGTTGCACGTAACCAACGAGCATTCATATTTTTCATATGAATTTCGTCAGCTATTAACTGCTTGTCTACCTCATTAGCAATCTCTTTTACAAGATATTGCTTTTGTGCTTCCGTTAAAACTTTTTCGGGATCTAAGCCGCGCGAAATCAGCGCCGCACGTTGTTTTCCCAATTCTTGTATTGTTGAAGCGTGAAATTTTGTTAATTCATTTTCAGCGTTTCTTTGACGCTCCTCTTTTAATTTCTTAGCATCTTCTGATTCAGTTAAATTTTTAGCTAATGTTCCCCTTCCTTCAACTATAGCCATTACGTTATCATTCGATAATCCGGGCCATAAATGTTTGATGAAAACTATTGCTGCATTTCTAACGTTTTCATCGCTAGAACTAAACATATTTCTCGCAGCAGCTTCCATTACCGGAGTCAGTGCTTGTTTGTATAGTTCATTATCCTTTTTGTATAAAGTTGGCAGAAAAGTTAATGCAAAAGTTTCAGCAGCTTTTTCGTCAGTATTCTTTACAGCATCGAATACGTCTTCTGACTTACCAGCCAATACACTATCACGTAATCCAGATAATGTAATCGAGTCTTCCAAAGATTCTTTTGCATCGTCAATCGTAGGAAATACTTTCGTAAATTCTAATTCACGAAATACTACGTCTCTAAAAATTGGAAAATCTTTGAAGAAATCAGGATACTTTGCTTTAATTTCCTGTATTGAAGGACGTTCATAAGGAAAAGGCTTGTCTTCGTCTTCGCTGGCCGGTTTCTTTTCTTTATCTTCTTCTTCAGTTTCTTCAGTTTCGACTTCTTTTTCAGGTTCTTCAGTTACTTTTTCATCTTCGACTTCTTTATTAAGAATGTCATTATCAGTTTCAAGTTCATTATCTAGAATTACTTCATCTGGCATATTATTTCCTTATAGCCACTTTTCAGCAGCTTTTTTCATGTCTCCTAAAACTTTAACTAAATCTGTTCGATACTGAATATCAGGAACCTTGATTTTATCAAGTATTTCATAACATCTTTTAGGATTTTCATGAAATACACAACCAATTACTCCAGTTCCTTGAGAATGAACTAATTGTTGATCTATATTTTTCATCACTTCAAAAAAGTATAGATTTTTATCGAAGGTTTCCCAGTGCAAAATTGGTATTCCAACGTTTGGAGAAAATTCTTCTGGATCTGCGCCTTCTTCAGGTTCTACAGGATATGGAGGAACTGTAAATCTTACACTTGAGCAAGTATCCAATTTATGATCCCAATACTTTGCTTGTCCTCTAACTATATCCGAAAAGAATTTTCCAACTTCCATATTTAACATTTGAGTATAAACTGGAATTGAATCATACCCAAAGCGCGGCGTCCACTCTAAACCAAATAAACCTTTTTCGTTAATTACTGCATTTAAATCAATTTGACCAACGAATTGTTGTTTCTTTAGTTCAGGAATTATTTTCATAGCTCCTTGTTTAGCTATCTTGTCGCTTTTTGGTAGCCATACAGTATTTCCAGCACAACCAGTTGAAGGACCCTTATCATCATTCATGAATTTCTTAGCTTCAACTGTCTGATTAGGCATTCCTACCATTTTATTTCCATCAAAGAAAATCTCTGTAGAAATTAAATCTCCTTCAACAAATTCTTGTAGAACAAATGAATCAATTTCATTACCAAATTTCGAATGAACGAATTTCATGTAAGTTAAAAGGTCTTCGTTATCTTCTGAACAATAAGTTAATTTGCAAGGCATTGTTCCGGAAGGTTTAAATACAAATTTCTTATTTTCATGCTGTTTTATAAATTCAGCAGCCTCTTCCCAATCTTCAAATTCTTCTGTAATTGGTAATTTGATTCCCGCACATTTCATTAACTCTAAGCCGCATTGCCTATCTTTTTCCAAATCGTCAGCAAATTTAGATGATCCATAAACTAAATATCCATCATGTCTTAAGCCATCTGCAATGTCTCCATTTCCTGACATATCAAAAATTATTATGTCATCATCTTCCGGATCTATTTGATAACATTTATCTACAATTCCGTCATATACAGAATCGTAACCTTCTTCTTGAATGAATAGTTCTACGTCGTTGCCTTCGTCTTGAATCATTTTCAAGACTCCCGCACCTTCGCCTGCAACGCTAATCATTAAGAATCTCATTGTTCATTATCATTTAACTTGGTTTTTAAAGCTATAATCATAGGTAATGCTGCAATAGCAGCAGCTTTAACTATTGATTGCCAAGTAAATGTACTATCTGCCAAACAAGTCAATACTGCAATAGATACTGTTAATCCTAACGTTAATAACCATCTTTGATAGTTTCTCATATCATTTCTCACATTCTATACATTTATTTGGGAACTGCCGACAAAGCACTGGGAATAGTTGGCGGCAGAAACGGAGTTGTCGCGCTAACTACGTTAGACATCGACGAATCACCTCCTGAATTATAAGCTGTAACGCCATAACATTCTGTAACTCCTGCTGTTACTGCTGTATCTGTATAAGTTAAAGTTGATGGAGAACTTACAGTAGCATAAGGAGATGTTCCAAATGCTGGACAGGTAGTTCCAGAAATAGGGATTCTCCAAACATGAAATCCTGTCGCTGGATCTCCAGTTCCTTGACTCCAAGACCATGTCAAAGTAGTCGAATGCTGTGCAAAACTCGCAGACGTAAACAAGATTGCTAAGAAAATCAATTTCTTCATTTAATTAACCTTAATTCCTTGAATCGTTACTCCTTGCACATTTATTGCTGACCAACTTGTTGCTTGCTGAAATAATTGCAATACTGATGTACTACCTGTACTATTTGTCATGGTTAAATATGGAGCGTCAGTGTTGTCTGACGCATAACAATTAGGAGTCATACTTGAAGTTTGATAAGCCATTGGATAAGTTCCAAAATAAACAAAAGAACTAAAGTTATTAGCTGCTAAATGATGTGATACAGTAAATAACCATGAATAAATTTGATTATACGTAGTCCAACTACTCCAAGTACAACCAGCAAATGCGTCTGATTCGCTATTTCCAGTTCCCCAAACTGGAGGATTTCCTTCTGAATTATCACAGCGTTGCAATCCCGCAGCTAACGCTGACGCGCACATTGATTCTACATTTTCTATAGTTTGTGTATACGCATTATAAGGTCCATAAGTTTCTGCGAAGAATGTATTTACTGATGAATTATAATGTGCAAAAGCGTATGTTGCCCAAGTTCCATCACTTGCAGTAAATCCTGCACCGCATCTAATTGTATTATTCGCAGCTGTAGTTGCTGCGCAGGCTCCGTTCATTGTTAAAGTAAAATCTGAAGGGGAGAATGCAACTGCATTCTCCGTAGTGATTTGTTGTATTCCATTTACTTCATGTACTCCAACTACTGCCGTTACATTTATAGAATTATTATTTAAATGTTTAATATAAGCAGTAATCATTGGATCTATTGCAGAATTATACTGTGCGGCCGTTATACTTCCAAGCGTATAACCGCAAGCCGTCATAGAACTAGGCAATCCTGTAGCACTTAGCCAAATTTGGAATCCCGCACTTTGAATCGCCTGTAACATTAAAACATCTTGAGATAATTGCCAAGAATTAAAATTAGGATCTGTAGCTTTACAAGTTCCCGCGTATTCTGACGCGGCTAATCCAAAATAAGGATCGAAATTATAAACTACTACATTAGCTCCAGAATTTTTCAATGCATAATTAAAATAATTAATTAATCCAATACTAACGCTGTTAGAATTTGCCGTAGAAAATACGCAAGTTCCATTGTTTTGACAACCAGGAGAATCAGTAGTTCTATAACTTGGAGTTGCGGCAGTCATTTCTACTACAATTTGTGGTTTAACTGAATTTCCAAAAACTAAATTACTTAATTGGGTAGTTACTGTTCCTACATAACTTTGTAAGCTAGGAGATTGTGGTCCTGTGCTACAACCTGAATTTGTTCCTAAAATATAACAAGTTCCTGGCTGAGCTACTGCTACACTAATTATTGAAATTCCTAATATAAAAGATTTAATCATGATTTACCATAATTAGGAAACAAACTTCTCATCTCAGTCCCACCTTCACGTCGATAATGAAATCCTATCACATCACGTTTTTCATCATCAGTTAAACTATTCCAAATAAAGTTAGGAATAGCTATATATACCCATCTTGTATGTCCAGATTTAGTATAGTATCCTACTGCGTCAATTAATTTTATAGTAGTTGCAATAGGATCTCCAACTATTTTTGCAGTTACTAAAATTCCCTTTGGAAAAGATGTTCCATCGACATAATCAGTTCCAAGAACTAAACCAGCCTGTTTAGCTAGGTCAGTTGTAAAAGCCGTTGGATTATTGTTTTCGTCTGTTCTAAACATTAGTGAATTAACCATTCGTAAGTAGAACCAGTATAGATGCATTCTACTTCAATTTTTATACTTCCTGATCCTGTATATACAGTTCCTAAAGTTGCCGAATTACCATCGCTAACCCAAGCTATAGTTGCTACGTTTGAAAGATTGCAAGTTGGTAAAGCAGTTCCTGCTACAGAATATAAATTCGTAAATTGTATTAAACTGATACTTCCTGAACCAATTATATTTCCCAAAACAGTTAAATTCCCTGGAATAGTTAAATCTCCAAAACTATCCGATAGTAATGCAGCGTTTGCTACTTTAACGTTTACAGTTCCGTTTCCTACCAATAAAGCGTAACTAGTTAGTCCCGATCCTAATAACGTCCCGCAAGCCGCGCCGTTACATTCATTAGCATTAATAATTCCTGTATTTGCATAATTTAAACTAGCAGATCCTCCCACTACCATCGCAGCAGAATTATTAGTTCCACTAGTTAGAGAATTAAACGCTGCGGCTGATCCTGAAGAATTAATATTTTGCCATTGCGATTGATTTGAGCAAGCTGGATTAACTGGACAAACATCAATTTGTAATGGAGATGTTCCATCTATTGCACATAATTGTCTATATGGTCCAGACCAATTAGATCCCGCACAAGATATAATATTTTGTGCATTTAATTTGCAACTGTAAATTAACAATAAAAATAATAATTTTTTCATCATAAAATCATTATTGAGGAGTTAAACTCGATGCAAATTGCCATGATAAAATAGTCACGGAATCCTGCTGTCCCGTAATCGACCCAGACGCAAAAAAGCCACAGTTAGCGACCGAAGATAATCCCCCTGTCGTTGTTGAGCCTAACGTTCTCCAATCCACACCAGAAAACGAGTAAAGCCCTGAAATTGTCCCAGAGGCATCGTGGAGCCTTAACCAGATCGGCCACTGAATTTGCGTGTAATTATTATCCAGAGAGACGTTTGCGGCCGTACCAGTTGCACTTGTGTAGGTGTTCAGGAAAATGCCAGTGTCATTCGGAGTAAATGAGGTGTTATTCGGAATGTCCAAAAGACCTACTATTTTCGTTCCGTCATCAACTTCAATCCCCGCCAACGGGACTTGCCCGTACCCATTCGACCCGCTCACTAAAACCAGCGCAAACAAATCCTCAGTTCCAGAAGTAAATCCAGATGGGCAAGCTTGATGAAGTATGTTCAGGCATGTAGAACCACTGCATCCAGTGCCTAGGATTGATAAAAAATTTGTTCCTGTAACATCACTAGCAGAACTTTGATTATACCAATTAAATGATGAGTAACTAGGTACAGAAAGTTGCCACATTCCATAACCATTAGGATTTGATGATGTAGAAATTGTACAAGTAGATCCTAAAGTACAAGTTTGCCCATTTACTGTAGTTGCAGAATTTGCTAATGCAACATTCGGTATTTTTTCCCAAGTACACGCTGTAGCTGACGTATTTATACAAGCCTCATAAGATCCTGATGCAGTACTAAAAGTTACTCCATTAACTGTAGTTACAGGAGGTTGACTATTAGTTTGATCGTAAATTATACTAGACGTACCTAAAGTTGTAATTGCAGTATCTAAAACCCAAGTAGTATTATTATTAACAGTTCCATTTAATACAGGTATTACACCAGCATTATTTATACTTGCGACAGTATTAAAATCTGACGTGCGCGTGAGGACATACGATACCGAACCAGATCCTAAAGTTGTTACAGAATATACTCCATTTTGAAAAGCACTAGCTTGATTTTTAATTAATAATCTATCATTTAAATTAGTGGAATATCCATCAATAGTTAACGCACCATTACTTGCGGCAGTCAAAGTTCCTGCACTATTATTATAAGTTGGAGTATTAGGTAAAACTGTTGTCGTGCCAGCTGCAACTGAAGCTGCAGGATTTAAACTAGCTAATAAATGTCTAACGAAATTAGTTGAAGCTATATCATTTGAATTATCTGAATTAGTTGGTGCAGTTTGAACGCTAGGAGTTCCTGGTAAAGTTGCACTAGATGACATTCCTACAGTTACAGCGCCTGTTCCAGTTGCTGTAATTGGTCCAGAACCAGAAACAGAATCTACTCCAGTTCCTCCATTTCCATGAAATACCCAAGTATTAGTTGCATCGCACGAATATAATCCTTGTACTCCAGCTCCTCCAGTTGTTAAGAAGAAAACATCTCCTGTTAATGGACTGCAAAATGATGGTAACGTAGAACCAAAAATTACGTGAATAGCAATTTGACTTTGAGCTACGCTTGTTATTGCAAATAATAAAAATAAAAGTCGTTTCATATTATTTCACGTTTATCGCTACGTCAACGACCGCACCATCAGCAGTAGCCTGCAATTTAATTCCTTGTAAATCAATAGTATTCGTTGTATCAAATACAATCCAAGGAATACCAGAAATCAAAACATTCATTTCTTGACCGTTTTGATCCTGAACAGATACAAAGTTACCAGAATTTCCTGATTGATTAATTGCCAAAGTTAAACATAAATAGGCAACATTAGATGCAAAGACTCGTTGCCCTAATCCTGTTTGTGGAGGAGAGGCTAAATTTAAAGTAGACAAAATCAATGCATACAGATTATATGCGGCTGTATCAGATAATGTAATTTGGCATCCTTGCATCATAGTTTTATTCCTAGTGAATCAATGTACTTATCAGCCAAAACAACAAACCTAAAGCAACTAAATTTATCTTACTTGGAACGTTAATTGCTGCAAGAAAGAAGCAAATAATTGCAAATATTATAATTATGAAATGAATCGTAATCATTTATTTTGTCCTTCTATTGATTTGTATATAGATCTATAAACAGCCGCCCCACCGGCAATAAATCCAACACAAAATCCTATAATTAATAAAATTACAGAACCTAACAAATTCCAAAATATACTCATTCGTCGCCTCCCGCGTCAGAAGTTTCTGTAGTATCCGGTGCTTCGCCAGGAGGCGAAGATTCAAATTGTGTCATAGTTTTTAATTGTAAGTTAAGTTGATGAGCTTTTAAATGGGCTTCAAGATCGGCATAAATTAAAGGTTGCTGATCTTTCAAATCTAATCCAATGTCATCAGTCATGAAATCTTTCAATTCAGAAATATGAATTGCATCATCATCTACTAATGGATCAATTGGAACTGAAGACTGATTTATAGTTTGTCCTGGATTTTGCGGATTCGGAACAGCGATAGGACCGTAAGTTTTCTGTCCAGTTAAAGGATTTTCTACTCCATTTAACATCTTGTTTATTTCGACTACCTGCTTATAAATTTGATTCCTTCCAGGCATCTTTAATTTATTAAGCATGAAATAGTCTTGAAGAACTTTTCGATTCTCTGGAGCATACAACGCTGCGTTGATTTGAGGATTATTTAGTTCAATAAATTTCTCCAAGAATATCTGAATTTGTTGGATACTCATTGGAAATTGATCGCTTGCTTCACTTTCAACTCCACCAATTTTTCCAGCTAATTGAGATTTCTTAATCCAAACAGTTATATAATTTCCATTGCTTGAGAGTTTTGTAAAATATTCGTCTTCAATCATCATTTCAGCGAACATTCTACACATTTCTTCCATATTACGTCGATAGAAATCTGCGACGTATACCCAAATTAACATTAATCTTTGTAATGCTTGTTGACGACTTTGTTGATACTCTCCTAGAGTTCGTGATTTTCCTTCGCTAGGTCCACCGTATAAACTAGGAAATGATCCCACAGTGAATTGTGCGTCTTTATCTAACGCTTGTCTGTATGTTCCAACTTCTCTAGGAACTTGAGCTTTTGGTTCTACGAAAAATGATTCCCCTAAAGTCTTCCCCGGTCGTGCTTTAGCTTTAAACATATAACCAGGCAATGCTTCAAAACGACCATATGCATCAAAGTCTAAAACTTCAGAATCTACGAAAGTTGATGGAATACCATGTTCTATGGTATCCATGATTAAATTATCTAAATTATTTCTCATCTCTTGTATTGGAACAAGAGGTTGACAAATTGGATCTCCGTGAACATAAGTTGATAATCCTGCTTTACCTAATGTCCACCGTTTATCTAATTCTTCTTCATCAGCAGAAACGAATACTTTGTTCTTTCCAATTAAAACTACTTTACAACCTTTCGGGAAAGTTTCTAAAAGTTTTTCTCGTTTATCGAAATCCTTTTCTAAATTAAATTTACTTGGTCGTAGCCAGTATTGAATCAATGTACTCATTTCGCGGTTTTCCATTTCTGGACCAGTTGGATATTGATACTCGTTGCGCGCGAAACGATCCTGATTAATCATATACTCCGATTCAATCTTTTTGGCTAATTCACGATCTAATTTTCCTTTTTCATCATAACAAAAATTAGCGACTAACTCATCTTTTGGTTTATCTAAATAAAGTCCCAAATAACCACAAGAGTCCTGATCGAATGCATAGACTGGGATTTTAACGAATAATGAGCCAAAAATCTCGTACTTAACTCTGGATTTTGGTTTATCTTCGTCGTATGCATGAATTGGAATAGTTTTCTTAACTAATTGTGGTTCGACTAGCGAGCCGCAATTTGGACAAACTAACTCTTGCTCTTGTTCTTGATTAATCTCCTCAGTATCTTGATTCTCTCCTGTTTCCTCTGTACCTTCAATCCCTTCGTCAGAAGTATGTTGCGGGGCATTAGATTCTTCTACATCTTGACTCTCATCGCTCTTTAGGTTGACCGGTGCATTATTTAAACTTTCATCATCACCTCCTACAATCTCTGCCCCGCAAATCGGACAAACTTTCTGTTCTACTTCTTGGTTTTGAAAAACAGGGACTTTATATACACCATACTTCTTATCAGTATCAATATACCGATAAGCAGCAACGAGTGGATTAATATAAAGAAAGAATAAAGTTTTAATGAACTTAAGTTTAGCGTCGTTGTGTCGTGCGACAAGTTCAGCAATTTTATCAAAAGTTTTTGCGGTATCAATGTCCTTATCATCATTGCCATCATCCGGTAGAAATTTAATGGCAGGAACTTGTGCACTTAACGCTGAGATAATTGATTGTCCATGACCTAAAAATATGTTAATTACAAAATCGTAGAACGGCCCTAATTCTTGAGTTTCTTCCATCGAGAAACCTAAATTCGGCGCCGCACCTGATTGAGGACTAATCCAAGTTTGATCTTTCTCATTCCAAAATAAATACTGTACACCATGCCAAAATTCTTCGTTCTTCTTCCAAGTTCTAATTTGAGCTTTTCTCACGAATTCATCTTCGTTTTCACAAATTTTAATTATATCCTTAAGAGAATTCTTAAGTTCGTCATCTAATTCTTTCTTTTTCTTTTTATTATTTAGCATTTAACGATTCGTATAATGCTTCTTTAATATGTGCAACAGAAACAAAAAATGGTTTCTTGCTAACTACTACTCTAAGTTCATTATTTGAAAAAGTTGCAATTGCTTCAACTCCATGACCATCAATATGATAGCCATTAGAGTAACTATTTACAGAAACTCCACAATTTTCCAATTCAACTAATAATTTATTGAATTGATCTTGTGTACAAGGTAAAATAAACATCACTTTATCTCTTTAAAGATATTTCTCATTTCATGTCCAGAGCCTTGAACTGGCTTTTTCTTTCCCATCTTACTTCGTACAGCGTGAGCGAATTTCTTTTTCTTTGATTCTGGAGTTTTGCTAAGAAATTCTTTTGCTACTGAAGGAGATGGGCCGCCGGCTGATTTCATATTTCCGTGCGCGGCAGCTTCCATAAATCTGAACTGCTTGGGGCTTTTTACAGGCATGATTTTTTAACTCTCCTGTTCTTGTTTTGCAGTTTCCGGTTTTTCTAATCCTGCGTCATGAGCTAGTCTAGCCTGTTCTACATAATACTTTTCTTTCATTGCCTTAACCTGTGGCCATCTAGCTCTCGTATGAGATAATTGTTCTGGAGACATTACTGAATGTTTAATCTCGGTCTCGCTGCGCTCGATCGTTTTATTTACCTCTAATCCTAAAACTTTTGAAAATAATTCATCGACTCGCGCACGTTCCCTGCGATAAGCCTCTTGCCATTCAATCATTTCTGTTTGCATTTGATTTAACATTTGCAAACGTTCTTTGGCAATAAATTCCCAATTAGGCTGCGGGCTAACGCCCGGATATTTTTTGTTTTCCTGTTGTGGCAATTCAGCTTTGTCGCTATACTTTTTCTCAAGTAATTCATTTGCTCTCTTTTGAAATTCTTCAATTGTTTGAACTTGTTCAGGCATATCTTCTTCTTAACCTCATGTAACGTCGCATTGGCACGGGAGAGTTTAATACTCTCTCACGTTTCTCTAATCTATTCATTCCGGTTTCTAAAGCATTATAATTACCTGTTCGATGAAAGTAATCTAATACTCTAGCTCTTTCCGCTTCATTTGCAGCAAACTGCTGACCAGAATTTAAATAATTTAAACATGCACTTAAATTATAACGTAAATTATCGTAGGGATCATCACCTTTAAATGGAATGATGTCTCCAGGCTTTTCAGGATCTTTTGAACAATTTTGAATTGCTTCGATTAATTTGGGACAAGTGTCTTCAAAGATTTGATATTTAGGAAGGAATTCTTGCACGTCATCTAAAATAAATAAACTCTCGTAATCTTTTAATGCTTGCTCTCCTTGAATCCTTCTAATTCTGGTTGCAACGTCTTGATTGTATCCTTCAGGTGGAACGTATTTCGCTGGAAGTGGTTTCCATCGCAGGTATTCTGATATAATTACCGCACCAGCTAATCTATCGTTATCTGCGCGGCGCGCCTCACGACCGAAATGTTTTGCAAATTCTTCTGCGATTGTATGTTCAGTTCCTCTATCTCCAAACGCCGAAGGATCTAACGCTACGTCAACTAAATTTTCCCCTCCTGAAAGTTTAGATATATGAGATGCCCAATTAGAAACTTTCTCCCCTACTGCTGTAAATTCTCTATAGGAATAGAATTTCGCTGGATAAAATTCTGAGGGATTCGGATTTATAGCGGTCCATAGCGCGTGTGTCATCGCGCTAGTCTTCGTTCCGCCGCCCCAATCTATTGATAAAACTCTTGGCCAATAGTAAGGAATTTCAAAAGGTTTAATTACATGAATTGCATTATCTGGTTCTGATTCGATATGATGATCTCTAAAATCATCAAACATTTGACCAGCATAAATCCACCAATCGCCGTCAGCTTTAGCAATTCTTACTACTTCAGGTAATCTTTGAATGTCATTAATGTAATTAGGATCTGATTTTAAGAGGTGAGGATTGTCTTGAAGTTTGGATGGTATGAATGCTAAGTAACTTTCAAATTCTTTATCTCCTCTTTTAACTATTTCTTTAACAATTTTATTTGCACGGAAGATAGCTTCGTCTCTAGTTTTACCAACAAATCTTCTACGAAAGTAACCGTGACTAACCCCTCCAGGATTTGTTCCTGCCCTAACAATACTTGGTAAGTCGATCGACGATGATCTACAACGAGAGAAAGACAAGTATTCATATTGATATTCTGTAAAGGAAGTCGCTTCGTCCCATCCTATATAATTGTACTGCGCGGTGTCATAAATCTCAACGTCTTTTTCATGTTCGACGTGCCCAAATTCGACTCGCGCGCCTGAAGGAAATTCCCAAACTTTTTTCTGTTCTTTGTAAATTCCTCCACATGCTTTATAGAATCCATCTACCTTACTTCGCTGAATTAATTCACGTTCTAATTCAGGTAATGTTCTACGAAGAATGATTCCCTTAAATTTCGGATGTTGGTAGAATTGACGAACTAATGGCAGGTATAAAAGAACTTCTGAATTATGTGTTGGTATTAATCCTTCACCAATCAAAAACATTCCATCAGAAGAATCTACCTGAATACATTTAGTAGGAACTGTACTTACTTTCTTTACTTCATTTATATATATTCTTTCAGTTGTAACACGTTCCTTAAATTTTACTTGATTGTTTCTCTTTCTGTCTAAATTAAAACAAATAAATGAGGGAATCCATTTAATTCTATAACGATTTTGCTTTTGTATGCCATATAAAAAAGATGTATCCTCATTTACTCTAACGTTATCACCTAATGTTCTTATTAGTAATGCAATCTGTTCCGCTAAATCCTCTCTACATTGACTTATTTCAACTTGCCCATCTGAATTACAAGTTCCATCAGTATCCATTAAACCACGAAGCAAATCCAGTCTTTGATCGTAACTAGCAGTTAAATAAATCTGCGGAATGTGTTTATTTTTGAATACTCCAATTTCCCTTAACTTAGTTTGAAGTCCATAAATCCCCCAAGCCTCGTTATTATATTTAGCTGGTATACCAAATTCTGCAATAAAATAATCTACAACTTGTGAATCAATATTAGTTATTACTCCAGCATAAGAATTACCATCACCTAACCAGCATCCTAAAATATATGGATCTAACGGTAATTTACTGGTTAAAGTATTAACTTCTTTTGGACAATCAATAGAGAAATTTACTCTACGTCTTACAATTTGATTGTCAAAAAGAGTTTTTGTGGTAACTAACTTATCGGTAAATTGAGGCTTTAAATCGTGGTGTCTAGATTGATTTCTTAATACTAAATCAATCCGTTTCGTTCCGTATTTTTTGTTTGCCGCACGTAATTCACGTTTTCGTGCTCTATATTCTTCAGTTCTTTTATAAGCGTTCTCTCTATCTTTTAAATCAAGAACTCTCCATAAATGACCCTCTCCTGCAATTATCTTAGTTCCATTTGAAAAACTTAATTCATAACAAACATGATCTGTAAATATTTCAGATTCTGCAACTACCCTAGTTGGCCAACCTTCTGGATCAAATACATAATCTCCAGGGTGAACATCCTCAAAACGTTTAACTCCATTTTGTGTAAAAATTATAGAATTTAGGTCTAAATCTTTGCCTCCTCCAGCCGCACCACCGTAAAGGGCTTCTTTTACGGCGTCGGGCAATGAAATGAATTGTTCTTGTCTAGGAGTTGGTTTCCATTCGAGAGGCATCTATTTATTCCTCTCTTTCGTTTCATTTATATCTCCAATCATTCTCATTTAATTACTATCTCAAGTATTTTGGTGGGTCCTAGGATTCTTTACTGGCGCTCCGAACAATATACTGTGTAGGCCCCATAGCATTTTAAATTCCCCTCTAATCTTATCGTGCGGCCGATTTAATTATCGGAGGATGTTCAATCAGCCGCACGTTTTGCTCGTCGCCCAAGCAAAAATTAAATTAAGTAGACAGTTCAGCAATTACACTTTCCAACATAGAAATTAATTCCTGAAGCATTTTAACAGCAGGAATATTCTGCGCTGGAACTGTCGTACTTGATGGAACACAAGTTTTCACAATCATATTAACCGATGCTTGAGAAATCAAAGCATTGTTAATTGATTGTGACGGTCCAGATTTTGGAGCGTTTCCTGGATAATACAGAGGCGCACAATATGGAGATTCTTCTATTTGAACGTCTGTTCCCCAAGGATACCAATTTCCTGCAATTACTTGTCCTAGATTTGTAGCCCAATCCCAAGGTGCATCTTGATTAGATCCTGGAGGAGCTTCTGTAGTCCACGATGCGGCTGTAAATGTCATTGGACTTGATATAAGCGTTCCGTATTGAGACGGTGGAGTCCACGTTCCTACAAAACCAAATGGAACTTTTGGTGCGGCTGTTCCCGCGGCTGGTAATATGGTTTGTGTTGTCACGGCTTTAAATTCTCCTTTTATTACCCATTCAAGAAGAACTTTTAGCCGCAGCAGCTTGTTTAACTGCGTTTAAAGTTGTAGCTGCCTGAGTGACAGCGGAGACTGTCGCCGCTGGAATTTCAGAAACTGGTTTAGCAAATGCTGTTTCTAATGCTTCGACAGCCGTTGCAATATCTGTTAGGATTCCAGAAGCTGAAGGAATAAACGCTCCAATTACTACAGAAGCAACTTCCAATCCTTTGTTTACGTCCGCTTCTAACGTTGACCAAAATGACATCTTTGTTTCTCCTTTTATTGTTTTCTCTGAACTTTGTTGTGCGGCTGGTTGCTTTTCTGCGGCTGATTTTGCCGCAGTAACTTTCTTTGCAAGAAATTCTTTTCTTAATCTTGGTCTTGAAGTTAAATTAAATTGTGGCATTTTAAATTTTAATTTCAAATTACGTTCCAGTTCTTACTTCAATTACGTCGTAATCTTCAATCTTCTTTTGTTCTGGAGTGTAAAGATTAATTACTACTTTACCGGCTTCTTTGCCGGTATCATCAATTCTCTCACGTAAATTACTATGTACTCTACTTAAATTAGCCGCAATTATCGAGATATTTTTTGGACTCTCACTAGAAATATCTTCGACTGTCAGTAATCCCATCGAATCCATTAAACGAGTTAATGCAACGTCTTGGACTTCTTTAATACTTAATTTATTGTCTCGTTGGATTAAAGTTTTGTCTGCATATCTGACTTGTTCGGGAGATAAAATTCCGTCTAAGCCTCGTGAAACTTTAGCGGCGTTGTTTTCTGCGGCTGACAGAATTGCGGCAACGTTTCTAATTTCTATAGGCGCGTTAGGCACATCACTAACGCGGCCGCAATTATTTCTGTTGTTTGAATCGTTGCCTTTTTTGGATTTTTGTGGAGAATTAGGATTTAGCCTGTTACAAAGATTATTAGAACTTCGTAATCGTCTTTGTAACTCTTCTGGAGTAATTTTCATGAAATTCTCAACGTCTCACGACATGAAGAATTGTACAACATATTCTAATAGAACTTACCGTAGAAAAATTCTATTAGATTTTGGGCCGCGCATCTATACACTCTACTTAGATAATAGCATATCGTACAATTCTCTGTCAAGGACTTTATTTACTTTGTTTTCAGTAACTTGCAAGTACTAGTACCTCGACTACGAATTAATAATTTTCTGGCTAATAGTTTCTTTTTAAAGCATGCTTTTTATGGAACCGAAATTTTTAAAAATTTTTATTAAACCAAAATTGTAATTTTTTAAATTTTCGAGAGTGAGTAATGGGCCTGAAGGTTTAATTATTCGGGACTCCTAAAGCGCAGGCCATAGGGGGTATTTCAGATATTCGGATCTGATTATCCGAATTTAATTTAAGCAATTTAAGTCTTAAATCGCTTTACGATTTAAAGTACTTCGCCGCACAAAGTAATTTAAGACTTAAATAACTTAAATTAAATTGAGTAATTTAAGTATTAAATTATTCTAATAGATCAAAGCACTATGCATCGCGCGGCGCGCGGCAAGATTCAATAGTTTAAGACCTGATTATCCTAAATTAATCGTGGCGAAACAATGGCGAAACATTGATTAGCAGTGCTTATGATAATTTCGTAGTCTATTCGCCAGACGCAATTCTACGGCCATTCCCCTAGAATCGCTTGAATAGACCTGGATAATAGGACAGTACCCGCGCCGCGCTCGATTGATTGTAGGGCAAAAGAAAGGCCATAGCTTTGATTTAGCTATGGCCGTAAACTGAGGAAATTTGAGATTTGGGTTAGTTGATTTTTCGGTTGAAGTTTGCGCGAGACAATCTCCGGCGACCCTGGGAAAGTCGCAAGTGATTAATCGCGTTGAAAATACGGTACTGTCCATATTCATTTGAGTACCGTGCGACGAGGATCAAAAGGTCAAAAGGCGAAAGTTGCATCGTAGTTGTTCTCCTATCTAATACGCCAGACTCGATTCCAGTCGGTCTGACAGTCTGCCAATTCCATACCGAGGTAAAAACTGTAGATCGCAGTGTAAGCCGCGATAAAAACGTAAGCTATTGTCATTTTGAAATATTCTCCAACACCACAACCGTCCGCATAGGATACTGAGAGACTTTTAGCAAATCTTTGCGAGATTGAGAATAAAAATCATAGATCACAAACGAGGCAGGTCCTTGCGCGTGTTCCAAATACCATAAACGACTAGAATACTCACTATCGAACGGAATCATAATTTATCCTCCAATACAATCCTAACAAAAATGGCGCGGTACGTCAATCGTACCGCGCCAAAGTTTTTCTTGTCGAAAGTTAGTATTCTACGAACGTGAAACCAGCATCCTTTTCGCTGATTCCTAATTGCCTAGCAATTGCACTTCCGAGTTCATCCCGATCTTTTGAAGTCAGATTTTTCATGTCTGACATAGTTGCCCCAAAAAAGTCGCGAATCAGTTTGATTTTTTGAGACGGTTTCTGTTCCATATTAGAGTGCTCCTAATTCACTCCGGTGTCGAGGGGAATTTTTTAGATTCCCCTCTCAACCGCAAAGAATTAAGCCGCATTTTCCTCAGGGGGCTTTGCCATACCCGACAACTCAGAAACGATGAAATCGAACAATTCCTTATCCGACTTACCCTTGTGCAGCGGGTTTTGCCGATAAACAGGAACAAGCAATTTCGCAGAACGCGAAATTTGATTGTCAACGTCAACCGGCGCCGCAGGTTTCAAGTTTTGCTTCAGCCACAAATTGTACTTTTCGCTACCCGCGCCGAGCAACCACAAAACCGGATGTTCGTCGGGAAATTCCTCTTGCAGGAAATTTACCGTTTCGTCCAGCAAAGCATAAGGATCATGCTTCGTCTTAACGGGTACGGATTTTCCGTTTTCTTTAGTGTAAAACTTAGGCTCCACGTAATCCTTAACGCTTGGGACCCCAGTTTTCTCGTT